GAGTCAGGAAGAATCTCTATTGGTCCATTCTGAGTAATTGTAATTGCTTTGGAAGCTTGAACTGTAGGCACTACTACATCAACAGATACATTTACCTTAGACATTCCATCATATCCCTCATCTGGCAGTACTTCAAACTCTGCATTTTGAGTATATTCCACTGATTTCTCTTGTAACTTACATTCAGCAGCTTTAATTAAATCTAAATTTTTAGTTGTAGTATTTTTAGCTACTGGTTCTGATATAAATACTATTGCCATATTATTTTTCTATAAAATATAAATTATTCATTATGTGTTATATAAACAAAATAAGGGGCAAGTAAATTAATACTCGCCCCTCTTTCTGTTATTAAGCACCTACAACGCTTTGGATAGCTTCTGCAGATAACTCATAAGGATAAGAATCTGAATCTGTTGAAAGTGTCAGAGTATAAGCATTCTGATCACCTTTAGCAGTACCAGTAACACCCGTACCAGCGGAAGCGCTTACATAATCATCTTTACCTAAGAACCAATACTTACCATTGCTATCTTCAACAACAACTGCAAGCTGTCCAATAGATAAAGCTGCAATCTCTACTCGTTTTGCTGTTTCCATCTTTGTAAATACAAGAGCAAGCTCATTACTTACATAATTAACACCAGCACTTTCATCTACATTTAAAGTTGAGGTTAGAGAACCAGTAGCCTTTCTAAATTGGTAGTTATACCATTTAGCTGAAGACTCAAGAGTAATAGCTGAAATCATATTGCTCTCAGGATCAACCGTTACACTTTTAACATCTGCATACTGGGTAATCCAAACCTGTTTGATACCACCTAACGAAGGTTGGCAATCAAGTGTGATTCCTGCGATAGTTATTAAACAAGCCATAATTTCAATATCATTTAGAAGTTAATAAAATCTATTGAAATTAAGCCTTGGCACCTAATACTACTTCGTTAGGGAAAGCAACTTGTACACCAGCGTTAAATTCAATAGCTAATCTGAACTCGCGGAAATCCTGTGAATACCACAATTCGAATTTCTCTTCGTCGTTCATCATATCTACACCATAGAAGAAGTTCTTGTCTAACTGACCAGCAACAATCTTACCAGTTCCATTAAGACCATTAACAGCAATAACCTTAACCTGTGAACCAGGAAGATAAATCTCACCATCAAGGCTCTCTCCGCTATAGTGGAAATAGTTCTTCTCAACAAGTTCATTTACGAACTTACGGAACATATCAGCACCAACAAGAATAGAAGCACCATCAAGAACCTTCTCAGGAATTGCATTATAAACTGCCATAATGTCAGTATAAGCAGATGCTCCAGCAATTTCTACAGTACCAGCATCAGCAGCAAGAATCTTAAGCAGACCATCAAAATACTTTAAGTTATTAGTATCTGAAGTCGTATCACCCTGCCAGATAGCTACCTCAATAGCCTCTTTTACATTCTCTACAACAGCATTTACGAAATCCTCTTCAAAAGGAAGCGTCTTCTGACCAGCGGCTACCTTAACTGCATACTGAGTCCAGTATTTCAGCATAGCCTTATCGCAATATGCCATATTAATCTTAATATTACCAGTCTTAAGAATTCTCTGCGAAAGAGTCTGAGTTCCAGCCTCATCCCAACCACAAGTAAGACCATCACCGAACTGAATATCGGTAGATAACAGGTTAAGAGCAGCATCAGTTTTAATATCTGTCTGAAGATTGAACAAACTTGCACTCTTAGCTTTTAAAACAGCTTCCTTAATAAGAGGGAGACGTCTTTGCTCCACATAAGCAGGAAGCGTTGTCATTACAGGACTATTTGCCATAATTATTTAAAATTTTATAAATTAACCAATAAAGTTTTTAAGCTTTCTATCTATTTCTGCTATCCCACTTATAGGAGCAGTTGTTTTATTTTCAAGTGTTTCCTCTGCTGAAAAAGCAGCACTCATCTTACTCATTTTTTCTACAGTCTTTTCAGTAGCTTCTGATTTTCCTTCAAGTTCTGCTACTTTCTTAACAAGCTTATCTACAATATCGTAAAGCTCATTAATTTCGCGATGAATAGCGTCGATTGCATCAGTCTCAGTTTCTTTAACACCGTCTGTTTCAACAGCAGGATCAGCAACTTCCTCAGCTTTTACTCTCTTAGTTCCACAAGCAGCATCAACCTCAACAGTTCTCATACCCTCTTCTGGATCAACTTCAGCTTTAGGATCAGTAATGGACTCTACTTTACCGTCTTTAACAACAATCGTTTTGCCATCTTCGGTAACATACTCACCATCAGCAGCAGGTGCATATTCGCCATTTTCATCAGCTACATAAACATCCATACCTTCTCTCAGATCCTCATCTGAATCCCAAGTAAGCACAGCCTTGTCAGTTTTAACATCACTGAACTTTGCAAGCATCTTAGCTAACTCAAGTTTAATTTTTGTGAATTTACTCATAATTAATTAATGTTTAACTCTTTTTATTTTTCTCAACATTTTTTGAATCTCTTTAAGTTCCTCATATTCATCAGATTGTCTTTCTAAAGTAAACAATCCCTCAATAGAGAATCCTTTAAACTTGCCAGCTTTAATTGCATCCCATATAACAGGATTATTCACTTTATAAGTAGCAAATAATGAACCATCTGGACAATCAGCAAATTCAACTGGATTAATTCCTCTATCTATATCTTTAATATATAGCTCTTGAAGAATTATTCCAGGAATTACCGAATCTTCCAAATGTTCAATATTTACATCAGTAGTTCTCTTATCATACATCATTTTTTCAGCCATTAAACGGAGAGTTTCTTTATCATATTGAATATAATATTCTCCGTTTTTACTATCCCGTCTAAATATAGGTATATCACATACCATTAAACAAGAAGTAACTATATGTTTTTCTTCATCCATCGAGAACTTCTGAGATTCCCCAAAAGCAAGCCAATTAACTTGGGTTGCAGGTTTACTGGTCAATGCTACGAACTCTATTCCATCACAATCATCAGCAATAATTGCTTGATATAATGGAAGATCATTATACATTTTTTCCATTTTTTATTAATATATAAGCTATTTTAAAAATGTAATATTGTTACAATCTTTTATTTTTATATATTTATATACTATCAAATGTCAAGTTTTTTACTCAAATTTGTATCTAAGATAAATAAATTTTGACATAGCACTACTATATAAGCACTGATAATCAGCAACTTACATAGTAGTGTGTCAGAAATTTTACTCACTTTAGAAACTTGCATTTGATTCTGTAACTGCAACTTTAGTTTGAGCGTTAGTAATATCACTCTCAACTACATAACATTTAACAGGTTGATTCAATTCATCAGTCTCTTTATTGCCAAGTAAGTTTCGAGTATATTCTACAGGAGCAGTATTTAAAGCAACAGGAGCAGTAGTTCCTGCATCACTTCCAGAACCTCCAGATGAAGGTAATTGTTCATTCTGGATAGCTTTTACATTAGCAATACCAGCTATAACAGCAGTAGCAGCAGCAATAGGAGCAAGGATAGGACCTACAATCGGAATACCTACCATAGCTTTATATGCACCTTGGGCAGAACTGATAGTATCAATAATAGCTTGAGTAGTAGCTAATGCTTTATAAACTTTAAATGATTTCTCCCTCTGTTTCTCACTCTTCTTGTCATCACTAGCTTCTTGTTTAAATACATTAGCTAAAGCTCCACTTAAAGAAGAAGCTACATTCATAGTAGCTTGAATAGCCTGTTGCTTTTTAGCTTGTCTATCTTTAAATGCTTGAAGATCTGCTTCTTCTCTTGCATTAGCTGCTTCTGATAAAGCTATATCATTAGCTTCTTGCTGTAATTTGATTGCTTGAGATTGATTAGCATATTCTTGTTCAGTTATCAGCTTATTGTTATATTGCTCATCTAAGATAGCTTGCTGTTGAGACATCAATTCATTCTCTCTTGTAATTCTATCTTTGGTAAGATTATATAACTGTTCATTATAAGCTAATGTATCTTGATATTGTCTTTGAACATCTTCTCTAGATTGATAGAAATCAGTTGAACCAAATTGTTGAACTCTAGTTTCATAACTTCCAGATTTACCTGCAGATAATGCAGCCTCTTTATTTGCAAATAATTGAGATTCCCTATCCTGCATTTCTTGTAATGCAGACAATCTATTTTCTAAGTCTTCCCTATAACGTTCATTATTATTATCTAGTCACTCTTTATTATATGCATCATTTACCTGCTTTAATCTCTCATTATATTCTTTAACTGTTATTAATTTGAGATTGTAGGCTTCTTTAAGTGCATCTAATTGATTCTGGTAGTTTCTATTTAATTCATCAAGTTCTCTTGCTTCATCATCTAAAAGAAGTTTCCTATTTTCTTCATAGAAATCGTTAATAACTTTAAGCAGATCTTGATTATGTTTCTTTCTATCTTCTATATTCTTTAGATACTGGGCTTTAGCATCTTCTCTCTGCTTACGTTCTGCAGCAATCTCCATTAACTTAACTTTTTCATAAGCTTCAGCAGATTTTTGCATTAAATCATTTCGCTTCTCAAGATATGTATTATAAATACCAGAAGCTTCATCATAAGCTGCTTTTTGATCCTCATTTAACTTACTTAAAAAGAAATCAACTTCATTAGAACTATTCTTTAATCCTCATTGTATTGCTTCGGAATAATCTTCCCAAGTTTCATATCCAGATTTCTTAAATTCTTTTTTGAAGTATTTATTACTTTTAAGTATATTAGTAAATGAATCAGAATATGCTTTAGTTACACTACCAAATTGTTGAAATAATTCAGCATCTAAATCTCCTAATGCTTCAGCATAATCTTTCCAAATTTGTATTTCATTTTTTTTACCAGCAGCTAAATCTCTCTCTCTTTGTCTCTCCAATCCTGCAATTTCAGTATTAGTTCTGGCATAGCTTGTTCCTCATTGATCAGTTATATCTTTTAAACCAGAAATACTAATTTTTAAATCATCCATTCCTGATGCTGCTTTAATTGCAAAATCTACGAGCATACCAAGAGCTACAACTAAAGCTCCAATTCCTGTAGATATAATTGCAGACCGTAGCACACCCATTGCCACAGATAATCCTCCAGTTGCAGCTGTAGCACCACCCATTGCCACAGATAAGGCTTTAAATGATTTTACTCCATTAAGAATACCTTCACCTAAACCTTTTAATCCTCCAATTCCCTGAACTATGGCAATTGCTGCTTGCAATTTAACCATAGTTTTTTGAAGATTCTCTGTATCTTTTCCAAATAAAGTGAATGCTGCACTAACAGCTGAAACTCCTCCAGCTAAACCTCCTGCTACTTGATTGATACTGTCAAACGCCTTAACTGCATTTACAGTTTTACCTTGCATAGATTCTGTAGCAACACCTAACTTATTTTGAACATTAACAAGTTCTTCAAGCTTTTTAGTATAGTCAGTACTACCAATCTCAAGATCTTCAAGTTCAGCCGTCAAGCCAGCTACTTCTTCTCGTAGCTGCTTGATCGACTTTGAACTGGTTTTAGTATCTACACTAATTACTTTTTTAATTTCTTCAGCCATATTAGTTTATAGTTACGTTTTTAACAGTATCTTCTGTTAGTGTTAAATTCTCTGTATATTTAACTGTTCCTGTTGGTCCATCAGCCACCTCAAATTTAAACTGAACTCCATTTTGAGCATATATTCTATAACTTCCATCATCTCTCATATAAGTGACATTTAAGAAATTATCATTTTCAGTTAGAATCTGATTAACGCCAGAAGGAATACCTCCAGTAGAAGTTTGAAGCTTTCCTGTAATAAGAATAGCTTTATTTGGGTCTGGAGTTTGAGTAAACATACATTGAGGGCCATTTATACTTCCTTGTTTATAAAGACTAAAATAGAAACTCCTTTGGTCATATGTAGTATTCTCATTATATGTAACTGTTAATTCTGTTTCTCCAGGTTGCCCAGATTCAGGTGTAACGCTTACAATTTCATTTGGACTATATCATCCTAATTCCCAAGGAATATTAGAAGTAACTGTAATCTTTTTAGTTCCAGCTTTATAATCTACAACTGGATCTGAATCATCAAATGATATATATTCACCTAGATTTTGAACTCCAGCTAAATAACTATTAATATCTTGAACTTTAATAAATTCGCATCTAACTGTAGAATCTGAATTAATATCATAAGCATCAATCTTATTAAGTATCCAGTAAGAATCTTCAAAATAATAGAACTGTCTAAGTAAATCATACTTAACATCTAAATCATCCAATCTTACAAAACAAGTAACTTTCTTAGTATTAACATCAAATTGATCATTATAAAATTCACTTCAGAATCTACTATAAATAGTACTTCCGATATTATAAGTTATATCATCAATATAAATCTCTTGTGGTAATCCAAAATCTCAAGAAGCAGTAACATTAGAGGACGAAACGGTATACCTTGTAAATTGAGGTAATACAGTTCTCTTTATAGCAATTTTATTCCCACTAATATCTTTCTCACTTTTAGTAGATATATAACACATTTCCTGATCATTTAATATGTTCATTTCTGTAAGATCATCTGTAATTCAATATGTTACTTCATTTCCTTTTACATCAGTTAAAGGAACATTACCGTTAAAGAATACTAGGGATTGAGAGATATCCTCTAAAGATTCCTCATTACCATCAATTGAGAAAAATACATTTTTGGCAAATATATCATTACCTGCGATTTTATATCATTCTGTGGTTTTAGAGGGATCTATAAAATTAGCTCCGTATAACTCTTGATCTATAGTCTTAAGTTCAGTAGTGCTATTATTAAATAATGTATAGGTAATATTATCATTCATAAATGCAGGAACTACAAGGGAAGAAGAATTGTAAAAATTTCTAAAATATTTATTTCTCCATCTTGCAGAAACTATATTTTCATATATATTATCACTATACAGTTCAGTTGTTTCAGAATTAAAATTATAACCAGTATTTAATCTTTGTTGACCATATAATATAGAATATTCCTTATTGTATTTTTTATAAAAATAAGTTTCTGGACCTTCAGAACTCATTCTATATCACTTCTTATCAAATAATATTGGATTTACATTGAAATCTTTAGAATAATCTATTCTCTTACTCCAATCAGAGATTATATTCTTAAAGAAATTATTTCTAGTATATATTCTAATTGTTTTACTATCAATATCTTTTGTAAAATATAACCCAAATAGTTTTGCATAACTCAATAAGTAATCAGCAGGAGATTGTTCTGTTTTTAATAATAATTTTTTAGTTAATAATGCATTACTTTGAAGTACCTCTGTAGAAGTAGTAATTTCAATGGGAGAAGTAAGATCTACTATAAGATCTCCTTTTGGAATAGCTTGGTAATCCTCTCCTCTTTCTATTACTTCACTTAATAATCCAGTAGGTCTAACACTATTTCCAGTAGATCATACAACATTAAGTTTAATTTTAATTTTATTAATTGGAATTTTAAAATCTGTAATATTAATAACAAAATCATTAGTTAATGAAGAAGTATCATAAAATACATTATTTTGAAAATAACCAAAATGATTAACCCCATTAGCTATAGGATGTGAGTAGGTTCCTGAATTTGTAAATCTATGTATTTCAGAAGTATAAATAATATCATCTACTTCATTAGTAATTGTTAGCCAAACATCAGCATACCCTCTATATGCTGAATAAAAAGGAGGAGCAGAGGAGCTAAAATATCTTCTAAATCCAAAAAAATATCTATCCCCAACATTTCCTGCAGTTCGATTAAACTTTAACTTAAAATAAAAAGTTGTAGAAAGACTTTTTCTAAATCCAGCCTCACTTAAATCAATTATTCCAGAATCATAAACAATATCAGGTGATGTAATGGATAATTTTAAAGGACTTGATGTAGATTCTCCTTTATTTATACCTACCTGATAATTATATTTACTATCTTCTACTAAAAAGCCAGATTCTGTTACATCTGCTTCGTCACTTACTAGATTAGATAATAAAGGTAAAGCTACAAAGGATTTACTTCAATACGGATTATTTCAATTAAAAAATGAAGGATCAAATACTACATCATATCCAGAATTCTCTTTTCTACAGATAGTTTCAATTAACTTACTCAATTTTAAAGCTGGTCTCTGCATATAACTTCTAAGATCTCTCATCTCCCATTCTGTATATGCTCTATTTAATTTAGCTAATCCATATCCATTATAAGGTGTATATGTAACTCCTGAATCTGTCTTACTAGTAGGAAATATACTATTTTCATTAGTATTTATTAAACAACTTTCATTATCAAAATCTTCATATAAACCATTATATGCTGGAATAAATGTCAAATAATCATATATTTGACTTCCTTCATTCGTTTTACTTCAGTCAAAACAAGTATTTACAAAATCTTTGTTAATATAAAAATTAAGTTCAGTATCAGCAGGAAGTGTATTCCCATCTTCATCAGTTACAAAGTATTGTAAATCAGCAAGAGTCCTAATAGTACCATCTTCTTTATATTTAAGTCCATAGAAGAAATCTCCTAATCCTCCATATAAAGTAATATTATAAGTAATGACAGCTTGTTTTATAGATATGCTATTTAATTGCATATATCCAGATTCAACTAAATAGCCATTATTATAAATTCCAAAATCAACTCGTTTTGAAGGATCAAAATATACTCCAGAGAAATTACCTTCTTTTATATGGAGAAATCTATCTAACTTATAAATCTCTCCAAAAATCTTATTATTATTTTTGTCTCCTGGAATGCTTATAGTCTTACTGAATGAATTTTTTACTATTGTTGGATTCTGAAAATCTTCTACAGTATAAGTCATTGGTAATGATATGCCTTCAGAACAATGTACTTCTTTTCCTGCAATAAATAATTTAATATTTTTACGCATATTTTCAAATATATCCTTTATGTTGTGAAATATTACCAATACAACACTGTCCTATATTTTGGGGAACAAACCCATATTTTTTAGTATCAGCAATTGAATTTCATCTCTTTATAAAAGTGCCATCTAAGCTTTCCTGTATTACAGGTTTTTTATTATTATTTAATCTATTTCCATAAGTAACATTATATTGAGCTGTACATCATTCTAAATTATCAACCCTATTATCCTCCTTTATCTCATTTATATGATTTACTTGTGGTAAGTTTTCTACGTTTGGAATAAACGCTTCTGCAACTAATCTATGAATATTGAATCACTTGCCAGACTTATTCTTTCACAATTGAACTTTTGTATATCCAGCTGGAGTATATCCACTCTTCAGTTCTTTATTGTTTTTTATAGAGAAGACTTTACCAGTATTACTTATCTGGTAAAGTCCCTCATATCCTTTAATGTCTTTATATACTTCCATAATTATTTACGATAAGTATCTTGAGAAGCTTCTACATTAATTGTATAATAGAACTTGTTTTTACCTTGATTAGTATAAGTTTTATATTCACAATTTGTATCTGTAATCAATACTGGAGTGATAGTATTATCTTTAAGATTATGCAAATATACTTTGGTACTCTCAATTAAATTAAACATCTTAGAAGCTTGAATATCATTTAAATAACCAGTATAAAGAACCCAGCTTGAAGTTATAGTATTCAAATACTTATTTCTTGCAAACTCTTGTGATGTATTTAATACCTTACGAGTATATGTTTCAGATTTAATCTCATCATTCTTTTTAACATTACCCTCAACAAGTAATGAATCCCATCCACCTGCTGAATTAGTATAATATAACACATAATCTTTACCTGTAGTATCTATATCATATCTAATCTGTCTATCACTAATATTTCCGTCTTCTACAAATCCTACTATTAAATAGCTCCCACAAGGCCATAGTTTATTGCTTAAATCTTCTGTATATGTATATCCATTAATTCCAGAATTTAAACTAATATCCATAGCAGTTTGTGCTCCATCTACATAAAAAAATCTATTAACAACTCCCGTTCCAGTTGGTAAAATTCAACTTGCTACTAAATATTGTCTTGGATCAACTAAACCAGTAATAGGATCACTTAACATAGTGCCTTTAGTTAGATCTCTATCTTTATAACTCCAATCATTGAAAAAAGTAATTGGCTTTTCATTTCCAGATGAAGTTATTAATGTAAATGGTTTTAAATATTCTGGTGATACTATTGTTTTTGATGTATTAAATATAATCCCATTAGATAGATAATTTTCAGCAACATTATTTAATAAAAACTCTACTCTATCAGTTTCTGGATATTTATAAGCTTTACCAGCATAAACCATATCTCCTGCATAATCTAGATGATATTCAATAAAATCTGAACTAATCACCTCTTCCCAAACATAATCTTTCCAAATTTGAGAAATATCTGATTTAACAGATTGTGTAATATTAATAGATAAATTAATAATACTTGAACTATTCTTTATAACAGATACTCCAATAGTTGCTTGTCTAGAAGATAAACCTGAATTTTCTGCAATATTCAAACTAATAGTTGCTACACCTTGAGGATTCACAGAGAACTTCTGACCACTAATCCAACCTACAGGAATACTAAATACAACATCATCTAAGTTATTTGAACCTGTACCCATTATATTTAATGTAGATGCAGTTCAACTTACTTCATAATTAGTATTAGGAATCACTAAAGATGTTACAGCTTGTTTAATTGGAACTGTAGCTTCAAGGTTATAACCCCCAGAAGTTGTTGCAGTAACCATTGCACTAAACTCCAAATTATTAGTAGTTTTATTCTCTGGAACAGTTAATACAAAATAGTTATCAACAATATCCTTTTTAATATTACTAGCTTGAGGACAAGTAACATTAAATGAGGTAATTGTTTCTTCTGCTTTAGTTGTACTTAAATGGAATTCTTCAGTAACAAAAGCAGATGCTCCATAAGTTCCAGATGAAGGAGTTACTACTAACTTTAAATCTTCTGGAGTATTACTTTTTTCAATTTTAAAGCCGTAACTATAACTAATAAACTTATTAGTGTCATAATAAGCTCCTAATTGGATAGTTCCAGTTAAATCTGTATTTCATTGAGTATTAGCTCTTACTGTGAATTTAAACTTAATAGAGCAAGAATCCCAATCCAGAACTTCCATATTAACTAAAGCTGTAGCATTAACAACTGCTGCATTTCATTTAATAATATCTGATCTATTTAATATATACTCTACTGTATATTCTCCACCAGTATTTGGTACATTAATACTACTATTAGCAGGATAGAATCCAGGAGCTTTACTATGTAGATTAATTGGTAAATCTTCCATTAATAAAGCAGTAGTAAGACCTCTAGGATAAAAATGAAATACAGTAGAAGAATCAGTAGTTATTGTTGTGGGAGATAAAAATTGTATTGTACATCCAGAAGTACTTGGATCTTGTATAGTTACATTTAAAGGACCCTCTTCAGTATAATCATCTCCCCAAGTCCAATAATCATATTCTCCAGTAATTCCTCATCCAGGATTATTTCATTTAACAGGAAAACTCCTTGATGCGTTATATACTCCTAATTTACTTGGTATAAATGCCATTTTTAAAAGTTTTTAAATACATTATCAACTTGTGTTTCTAAATCTTTTGTAATTGCATCATCTAATAACATATAAGCATCTAATTCAGTTAATGATTCCTCTAATAGATGCTTGCCTTCAATTCCTCTTCTAGAAATCTTTCTTGCTATTAAATATACTAATTGATCAATAGTTGGAAGTGATCCGTTATATATACGAGGTAATACAGGTTTAGTTTGTATCCATCTTTTTATATCACTAATAGGAGGAAATTTCCCCGCACTTCTACCTTCCTCAACATACTTCCAATAATCTTGTATTTGCAAACTAACTTCATATACTTCATCTTGATCTTCAACTATATAATTAAGTGTATTACCAAGAGTTCCCGTATCATCTGAACCAGTTTGTAGTAATTTCTGTCTATATATAGAAAGTAATTGTTCTCCATATTGTTTTAAGACAGCTTCTAAATTGGGAAAATCCAAAACTTGATTTGCCATTTTTACTAAAATATATCATTCTCATATTGAGTATCTAAACACAAATAGGGAGATTTACTCCCTATTTAAGTGTCAAGTTTTTTACTCACTTTTAGTAGTTAAAATAAATAAAACCTGACATTTTAGTGTTTAGCTTTTCAAAGATCTATTTGTCTTTTTTCTTCCTTTCCTTTATCAAGTAAGTAGCAAATAATATTCAAGAACTCTTGAATTTGCATATCGTATACTTGATGCCAGTTTAACCTTGTTACTTCACTAACTCTGTCTATTCAACAAATCCAGTTCCATTTTTGACTAAATTCAGAGTTTGTCTCGCTTGAACTATCCTCTTCCGTAATTGATATTTCTTTACTGGATCTTTCTCCTTTTTCATCAATTTCTTCATCTCCCGCATTGAAGAGATTAGGGTAGCTATGGTTAAGCTCTCTAATAATTTGCAAAAAAAAACCATAATATCTGTAACAATAGTAATTGGAATTTTATCATATAATTCATCTGCTAATTCCATTACATCATAGCCCTCATTATACTTCTTTCCTTTAGGAATTAAAAAGCATAAAAATATATACTTCTGATTCTTTTCATAATCTTTATAAAAGTTCTGAAAATCAATATACTGAGCAGCAGTCATATTTCTGAGATTTAATTGAACTGTATATTTATTACCATCAATATCATACTCAGTTTCTGGAACTTTAGATTTATATTTATTTACAATAAAATGAATTTTACTAAGTTCTGCAGATAATTGATCTACAGTCATATTTAATAAAGAATCCCTTGCTTCATCTGGGTTATCTGTAAGTAATGCATAGATCTCAATACTCCTATCTAAATCTGTCATTTTTGCATCACTCATAATAAATGCATTTAAAGCTTGAAATTTCTTTAAAGATACTTCTTCCCATTTAGTTGCTACATTCATACTATTTAATTTTAATATTATAATGTCCTTTGTTTGTATTTAATGAGTCATAGGCTAGCATTAATGAAATTACTGTATCATCATTAAATCCAGATGGAGCATTATAACTAATATTTCCAGTTTTTGGATTATATGAAGCTTCATATAGTCTTAACTCATTTAAAAGTTTATCATCTTTTAATAATCCTATCTTTTCATTCTCCAAAGCAGCTTGAAGCTTATTAACTATATCTGCCTTACTCTTATTAGTAGTTAAGAATCGTATAATCCTGATTTTCGGATTCTTCCGAACTAACATATCATAGAAGACACTACCAATTGAGTTTTGTTCAACTTGTACAATCTTTATAAATCCTTGATACTCAGTTAGTATATTTGTTAATAAATCAACTTGCTCTGTTGGAGTTTTATCGTTAAAATACTTTATAAAGACCATTTGCCCAGATTCATTTAAAGCAGTAACACAAGTATAGTCTTTACCACTTCCAGTAGCCCAGTCTATTCCTATATAAAGACTCTGATAATCTGGTTTTTTCTCAATTATGCAATTAGCTATATTATTAAATAAACATCCATCATCATCTGCAAATTCCCCTAAATATTCGGTTCTAAATTTATTTTTTGAGGTTGTAAGTCGATACATCTCTAACTTCTCTTTATCTAAAAGCATAGATGTATCTTCTAAAGCTCAATCAAATGATTTATAGAACTTGTCATATTTCGGATCTAACCCTTTAGTAAAGCAGTCATAAAAGAAACCCTCTCGGAACCTTGGAGTACTAATAATTAATATTGGAGCAGACCACACATCAGTAGTAGGTTTAATAATTTCAAATACTTCATCTTTTAAGTAAGCAGCCTCATCTAATACAAGTAATCCACTTACAGAGAATCCTCGTAACGAATCCATTTGTTCTCCAGATCTAAATAATATAGAACTGCCATTATTAAACTCTAATTCAAGCAAAGTTTCATTCTTACGTTTAAGAATATCTGCTTCAGCTATAGCATTAACTATTTCTTTAAACACTTTTCTTGATTGCCCAAGAGTAGGTTCTACTATACAATTGACTGTTTTTGGATAGTTAATTGCAAATCGTAATAATTCATTTTCAGCTAAGAAAGATTTACCTACTTGTCGTTTAGCTTTAATTGTAAATATCCTTCCAGATCTATAAGCATCTGCCATAGCTATATGAACCTTATATTGGTACATAAATGGCCTATATCCTTTATATATCCTTGTCATTTATAATGGGATCTCCAAATTTAAATTGGCATTCATTATTTTGAATATTAACTTGAATTTCTGGTTGATTTAATCCAAACATAGAATTTATTGTTTTAATAACCTCAGTAGCAGATCTTACATCATTTTTACTAATAGCAATATCCAACAATGTTTCCAATCTTGTTAATTGTATATGTCTTAAATTCTTTATAAGATTATCGTTTTTATCTGCAATAATCTTATAAGCTTCTCTAATATATTTAGCAGCAGTAGTTTGCCCAACTCCATATTTAGTTTGAAGTTCTTCGCTTACTTTATTTCTAGATCATCCTTTATTAAATAATCTTGCTGCATAAAGATATTTAGTTTTTTGTTCGTCTATTTGATTCTCTTTTACCTCTTCCTTTCTTGGTCTCCCTGTTTTCTTCGGCAGTTCTTGATTCTTTACTTTCATTTTCCTTTAGTTTTTCTTGATATTCAAAATAGATTGGGGCAATCCTCTTTATAAGATTAAGTATACAAGTAGCACAAGCTACGCTCATTCTATATTCTTGTTCAATTAAATATTCATAAATCTCTTTAAGTTTAATTACATCCTGCTTTTGTACATTTCTGCAATAATTAGACTTAGTTGCAGTTACAAATCTATCTTCAAATCCTCTTAAATATTTAAACTGCTCTTCTGTTAATTGTTTCATAATTAGCGCTTTTTAGTATAAGTAAATATAGAAATTAACTTTCCATTCTTGTAGTGATAAATAATTTCTGTTTCCATAAAATATAATTTTTAATTAATAAGTTTGTATATAACATCTATTAGTTTAGTAGATGCATCTTTTAATAATATCATAATATCTTTAATAATTGGAGTCATAAATGCTAATAGTGCAATATATCCAACCATTAAAATTGAAAATTGACTTGTAATAAGAATATATAGTAATCCAATTCACCAAGTCATACATAAACTGCAATCTAAAGGTTTTAGTCTTCAATCTTCTTTATAAGGCATACCTTTAAATAGTCTTTTTCAAATACTATGTTTAAAACTATCTAAAGCGCCAGATAAATCAATTATAAAGACTATTATTATTGCTATTATAAATAATTCTAACATAATCTCTCTCTTATTTGTTTAATAAATCTTTGAATTGTAGTATGACTAATTCCCAATATTCTTCCAACTTCTCTATAACTGCGATATTCAGCATATAATATGATTACTGTCTTATCTGCCTTATTAAGCTCAAGCCATTTTGGATATATACTTAATAATCTATCATCCATATTTGTAAACATACTATAGTCTATTTCATACTCAGTAAGTAAATCGTCAATATTAATCTTCCGTTTCATTTAATCAATCCTCCAATTCGTCATTTTGTTGTTCAAGTGGTTCTTTAACAATCTCATAATATTTCTTATAGGTATAGTAATATCTACTTGTTTTACTAAACCAATAATTCTTAAATAATCTTGTAATCCAAAATTTCAATTCATTTTTGCTATCAAGCTGATTTAATTTTGGATTTGATGTTTCCAGAAGGTCTAGTATACACATCTGGAAACAATCATCATCCATTCCAAATTTAAGTTTTAACTCTTGACAGAAGTCATAGTATTTGGTAATAATCTCATTATTCGTCATTTGCTATATAATTACTAAATTCTGTATTTACATCTATCTTAATGGCTTTCTTTAAAGATAACTCTGTTTTTAATGAATAGCCATAAGTTCCTCCAAAATCTGTTGTAGAACAACCATATTTCATAGAATCCTTTATAAAGGCTTGTTTTATATCTTTAAATATATATACTCCATCATCAAATATTATTACTAATATAGAATTATTTCTTGATAGCATATCAAATTTATCCCTATTAATAATAGTGGTTGGGTATTTATTAGAATTAAATCTCCTCCTTTTAACTTCAATTATATAATCAATTCCATTCCAATTAAATGTTCCATCATATCTGGAGTAATCGTCTTTACATCATTCTATGTCTATATTAAATTTCTCTTTAAATAGATTCTTTGTAAAGACTAAGCTTCTTATATCTGTTTTCATTATTTTATATTATTAATTTTAAGTGTTAAATCACAATATTCTTCATATAAATTAGATACTTCTTCACTTGCTGGATTAACCCACATTACTGAATCTAATTTATGTTTTAATTCTGCTCTTTCTAATCTTAATTCAAATGTTTTATGTTGCCTTTCCTGATAGACTTCATTTACTCTAAAACCTGCAACAATTGAAGATACAATTAAAAGGCCAACTAAAATTTTATTTATTTTTTTCATAATTTTATTATTTATAAGTTAATACTTGTTTATTATTGTACTACAAAGATAATACATT